CTCTTTCGAGGGCTTTCGGGTGAATAGGGGTCTTAATCCGTATTCATTCCTGTACAGTATTGCCGTACAGAAAGTTGGTTTCGCAGTAGTTCTGCGCAGGACGACGGAATCGTACCGTCTGCCCTGGTGCTAGTCAATTAAGACTGGCTAGTACACTCCTTCTTGAAGCCCCCTCACTAGGGGTTTCTCCACGAAAGAAGATGTGACGAAAATCCAACACCACACTGAGAAGCATGAGCGCTATAGGACTAGAGAGAAGTTGAACCCGTCGGCCGCAAGGTCGTCGAATTGGTACAACTCTACTCAAAATCCCGTGCCTGTGCCACCAGAGACCTTCCTGCCAGATTCGTCTGGCGAAAAGGAGTGGATAAAGGATATAGTCACACCCCACTATAAGAACGTTATCCAGAATGGTGGTATCGTAAATAACCGGATGTCAAAATACCGTGTTACTTTCGCGACCACTACTTCTGGACCGCAGTTCCAGACCGTTATCGGTGGTATTACATACACCGGCGATCTTGCGGGGCCTCACTGGACAACAGGTATTCTTAATGATACTTCGCGTCCAGATTCGAGACCAAAGTTCACTGATGATATAAACAATCTTCAGCGTGCAGTGGGGACTCAGGCGTATGCCAATGTTATGAAGACGCCTTATTCAGGCGCCGTCAGCATTGGCGAGCTAAAAGAAACTTTAACGTACCTCCGTAACCCGCTTGCTGCGGGGATAAAGTTAGGGGAAGCGATTCGTCGCAACCTCACGCGTTCAGGGATCTTTCGGCGATACCCTCGATTGGGTGCGGACCATACAGGTGGAAATATTAGCAGTAATATCGCTAGTGTCCACCTTTCAATTGTGTATGGTTTCAAACCCTTGGTCAAAGATATCTTCGACATAGTGGAAAACCTGCGTACCAAGGTGCACAACTTCCGCCCAAAGCGGATCACTGCGCGAGCTCAAGGCTCGATCACCTTGTACGATACCTGGGAAACTACTGAAAGTTTCTCAGGTATTTCGTATACTGCGAAATACAAGTGGGAGCAAGTCGTGACCGTAAGGTCAGGAATTTTGCACACACGCGATATACAGTATACGGTCTACGACGAATGGGGAGTGAATGTACGAGACATCCCTTCCGCGCTTTGGGCTATTACGCCCTTGTCGTTCGTCGCTGACTGGTTTGGGAATATAGGCGATCTTATTGCCGCTTTAACACCCAAGGCAGGTTTTACCTTCCTCGCTTCTTGGACGTCCACCACTTATGTTACAAAGCTGACTCGCTCGGTTTCGGGCTATCAGTTTAGTAACTGGGTTACGTCCAGAGATGGGAAAGGTAATGATTCGGTAGTAACTACTCGTTATGAAAGGGAACCCGTGGTTCATTTTGGGCTTGCCCACAAGGACCTTACCGATCTGAAGAATGATGTTAGTAGACTTACGTCTCTGATATCAATTCTTCGTTCTCGACTTAGTCCTGGCGTTCAATACGAGCGGACATCTCCTCGACGAAGCACTTCACGTGTTCGCCGTCCTGGTGATTATTCTCGTTTCTGAGTGCTAGGTTTACACACCACAAATAGGAAATACTTTTCCATGACTCTCACAATCAACGCAAAGACATTCACGGCCGACGCCGCAACCAGTGCCAACAGCATCCCTTACGTAGGGCCGGCCCAGACCATTCTTTCGAAAGATCGAATGGAACTGGGTCGAACCCCACCTAAGGCCAATGCTGCCTACTCTGGTAACGCCCGGTCACGTGCGAAGTTCTCTCGAACCCACACACTCACTGGCGCAAAAACGACCAGCGGTGATGCAATCTTCGACGTTACGTCCTCCATCCCCGTGGGGACGTCAGACGCGGCTATCGATACGCTCTGCGATGACGCCGCTTCCTTGATCGGAAGCGCCTCCTTTAAAACGTCGCTGAAATCTCAAAAGATTAATTTCTAATGTACGGTTTCGGCTACATTTTAGGGGTTGTGGTGGTGTGCCTTGCTGTACTCCTCCTCGTCCTAAGGCCGGACATTGGCAAACCTGCCTGTCCGGAGATTCTTCAATCGCATATAGGGGAACGTTATGTCCAACCTATCAGAGATAACCCGGGTAATCCGCGGCTTCTCCGTGAGCCCACTCCAGCTATGGAGTGAGATAGTCACTATTGCAGTAACTAGTAATGGTTACGATGATGATCTGGTTAAGCAAGTCTTACTTGCATTGGCATCTGCCAATCACCAGGCCATCCTCGCAATCGCTGTGAAACTGTCCTCAACAGTGTATGAGGACCATGCGGTGCATTACCGCATGCATCAGCTGTCTGCCTTGATTCGGAAATATCCATGCCTCATTCTTCCTAATGAAGACCCTGAAGCAGCGGCTCGTCGTGTATTTCACACGGCTGAGTTTCGTTCCAAATGGACTAACCGGAAACTCCGCATCATCCGACGTGGTGATGGGAGGGGCGAAGGGGCGCAAGCTCTTTTCTATATGAAGAAATATATCTCGCGGGTCCTCTCAAGAGGGGACCTTCTTGATGAAGAAGGGCGGGTTCCCGAACCTGACTTCGATTCCATATCGTCTAAGTGCAGCTTTACTAATGGTTCAACAACCGGTGTGAATGGTAATGCTACCAACCTCCTCCGCAAGCTTTTGGGCATGCATAATGGAGGGTGGACCATCACCGAGGGAGCTTTGGACTACGTCATCCCTGCGATGTACCAAAATGTACAAATCAGAGAGATGATCCTATCGGAAGGGAAACCTCCCGGTGCGATTATCTGCTATGACTTCGCGGAGTTTCATCTCCGTGTAAGCCGCAGGTTCGTAGTCGTCTGCAAAAACAAACTTGCTTTTGTCCTGAAAGATGCTACGGTATACCGTACTGTCTCACCAGAATCCACATGGCAAACCTTCATCCTAAAAGGTGGAGATCTCGAACTCCGGCACCTCCTGAAAAGGAATGCCGGTATAGACTTAACCGATCAAAAAACTAATCAAGTACTTGCGTACTTGGGTAGCCGCGATTGGCAGTCCGAAAATCCTTACTGTACAGTTGACTTACGCACGGCTAGCGGAATGCTATGCTATGAGCTTGTTAATGAGGTATTTCCGCCCGGTTGGGCTGACTTTCTCATGCGAGTAAGGACCAAAGAGTGGTCTGACAATAAAATGTCAGGCTCTTACGAGTGTTTTGCGTCAATGGGTAATGGCACGTGCTTCCCTGTACAAACGCTGGTTTTTGCCAGTGTTTGCGCAGCTGCGTCCGATATGCTAGGACTCCC